CCGCACGGACGGCGCCGCGGTCGGCCTGCGCGTTCAGTCGGGCCTCGGTGGCCGTCCACCCGATGCGATGACCGGCGGCAGGCGACACCCCCACGTTCACCGTGCCCATCGTGCGCTTGAAACCGTCTCGGTCGGGGTTGTAGTAACCATAACGGTCGCCCGGGCGGATGGCCGATTCGCCACGATTCTGCTCATGCCCCACGCTGGCCGCATAGTCGATGACGCCACTGGCCCCGCTCAGGCCAATGCCCGCCTCACGCCCCCGATAGCCGCCCAGCGCCGCATGGGCCTGCAGGCGAGGCGCCCCCTTGCCACGCCGTGTGATCAGATTCACCACGCCGCCCACGGCATCCGCACCATACAGACCCGACACCGGCCCCCGCACCACCTCGATATGGTCGATCTGCGCCAGGTTCATGGAACCGAAATCGGCCTGCCCCAATGAGGCCGAGCCGATGCGCACGCCATCCAGCAGCACCACGACCCCGCCGGCCGCCACCCCGCGCAGGAAATAGCCGCCGCTCTGGCCCGGCCCGCCACTGCGGTGCCAGTTGCAGGCCGGCAAAACGGCGCAGCGCATCGTCCACCGACGAAAGGCCACTGTCTTCCAGCATCTGCCGGCTCACCAGCACCACGTCAGCCGCACTGTCGGTGATCGGCTGCGCCTCGCGGGTGGGTGTCCCCACCAGCGGCGCCAGCCGTTATCAAGACACCGCCACCTTTGCCGTGATGTGCGCCACGCGCAGCTTGCGCAATGAAGTGGCGCAGCGGCAAGGCGGCGTGGTGATGCAAGAGATTGGCAGCAATGATTTGATTGATGCGGTGCGCCGCCTGCTGGATGGGCAACGGCTGGGGCTGCCTGCTGCCGATAGCAGAGGGCTGACCCCCAAAGCCATCCGCGCCATTGCCAACCACACGCTGGTGCAGCAGGCGGCGGTGAGCGTATATGCGCTGGAATATACCCTGCGCTTGAACCGCTGCGCTTTGGAAAACGACCGTTTCCCCGAGCCGCAAAGCGACAGCACGCATCCTGATTATGTGTTTACCCGCTATCAGGGCGAGACGAGCGCGCCTTATCCGCCGTTTGAATATTTGGACGGTTTGATTTTTGACCCCCAAGCCGAAAACGCCAAAATCCCGCTAACGGCGCAATTTTGGCAAGATTAACCGCTTAACCTTGAAGGAAACCGCATGAATAAAATCATGGTCGTAGCAGAAGTGGGCTTGCGTGTGCCGCTGGCGCATAACCCGCATGAATATATTGAGCAAACGCCTGTGGCGGTGGATGGCGACGATGTGTATTACCGCCGCGCCATTGTGGATGGCGATTTGCTGATTTTGAGCAACGATGCGCCGAGCGCTGCCGAGCAGTCTAATCAGCAGCCTGAAAACGGGCTTGCAGGTTTGGGCGAAAGCCAAAACGCGAAGAAAGGCAAATAACCATGGCAGAATACATTAGCTTTGACACCATCCCCGGCAGCATCCGCGTGCCTGGGCAGTATATTGAATTTAACACGCGCAATGCGGTGCAAGGTTTGCCGCAAAACCCACAATCGGTGCTGCTGCTGGCACCGATGTTGGCAAGCGGCACGCACGAGCCTTTAACCCCTGTGCAATTGTTTAGCGATGCGCAGGCGGGCGATTTGTTTGGGCGCGGCTCGTGGGCGCAATTGATGGTGCGCCAAGCGTTTAACAACAATGCGTATTTGGATTTAACCGTGATCGGCTTGCCCGACCACAGCGCGGGCGTAGCCGCCACAGGCAGCCTGAAAATAGATGGCACGGCGCAAACTGCCGCCAGCATCAGCATCACCATCGGCGGCGTGGCGGTTGCGGTTGCGGTGTCTGCCAACCAAAGCGCGGCGGAGGCGGTGGAAAAACTGGCGGCGGCGGTGAATGCGGCAACCTTGCCCGTATCCGCCACCGCCGAGCAAGGCAGCCTGAAATTGACCGCGCGCAGCAAAGGCGCAATCGGCAACGAAATCAGCCTTGCCTGCGATATGGGCACAAGCGGCTTTTCAGGCAGCATTACGGCTATGACAAATGGCGCACAAAATGCCGATATTGCCGCCGCGCTGGATAAGGTGGCGGGCAAGCATTACCACATTATCGTGTCGCCGTTTAGCGATGCGGCGAATGCCAAGGCGTTGAGCCAACACATCACCCAAGTATCCAACGCCATTGAACAACGCGGCTGCATCGGCGTGATTGCCCAGCGCGGCACGATGCCGCAGGGCGCAAGCCTGACCGCCCAGCTAAACGACGGGCGCATTACCTGCGCTTGGTATAAGGGCGCAGCCGAAGCGTGCGGCATTATTGCGGCGGGCTATGCGGCGGTGTTGGCGTTTGAAGAAGACCCTGCGCGACCTTTGAACACGCTGGAAATTAAGGGGTTGAACATTACGCCCGATGCGCAATGGCCGCTGTTTAACGAATGCAACAACGCGCTGTATAACGGCTTAACGCCGCTGACGGTGGTGGCGGGCAAGGTGCAGATTATGCGGGCGGTATCCACCTACACCAAATCGGCAGCGAATGTGGACGACCCTGCGCTGCTGGACATCACCACCATCCGCACGCTGGATTACACGCGCCGCGCGATTAAAGAGCGCATTGCTTTGCGCTTTCCGCGCGACAAATTGAGCGACCGCTTGCTGCCCAAGGTGAAAAGCGAGATTTTGGATGTGCTGTTAAAGCTGGAACAAGCCGAGATTATTGAAAACGCCGAAGCAAACAAGGGCAAATTGGTGGTGAGCCGCAGCTTGCAAGATGCCAACCGCGTGAATGCGGTGATTCCTGCCGATGTGGTTAATGGCTTGCATGTGTTTGCAGGGCGGATTGATTTAATCCTATAAGGCAGCCTGAAAACCGCTTGATATACCCAAACAGGGCGCGGCAAGACCAACGCGCCCCATCATCAACACCCAATACAAGGACAACACCATGAGCGATGCCACCTATGCCGGCGCGATTATTATGGAAGTGAACGGGCGCGATGTGGAAATCATCAGCCTGAAACCGCAAACCACCACAGGGCGCAAGCCGGTGAAAACCATGAACCGCCAAGGGCGCGTGATGGGCTATGCCGACGGCGTTACCGAGCATAAATTGAGCGCGACCGCCGCCATTCCGATTGACGGCACAGAGATTGATTGGGGCAACATCACCCGCGCCAAAATCACCATTTATCCCATCAACAAGGAAGACAAGCGCGTGTCGTATTTGGATTGTTTCAGCACCGAAATCAGCGAGCAATACGAAGCAGACAACGAGGCGCGCATTGATATTGAATTGATTGCGCTGCATAAGATTGTAGAGTAAGGACACCCCATGAAGCACAGTTTTACCCTGCAATTTGGCTTGGAATACAATGGCAAAACCCATTTTCAGGCTGCTTTAAAGCCGCTGACCATTGGCGGTGAGTTAAACGCGATGGATGCGATTGATGCCCTGCCCGCGCTGCCCGAAAACCCGAGCGAAGCGCAGCAATCGCGCCGCGCGGTGCAAGAGACACTGATTTATTGGGCGCAGCAATTATCCATTGACGGCATCCCACAAGACATCATCACTGCCGATTATCTGCTCAACCATTTGAGCGGCGCGGATTACAGCCTGCTGGTGGACGAAATGGAAGCCTTGCGCTCAAAATCCACCGCCGCTACGGAAGCCCCCGCGCCCCCCGCAGCGGCAGCCTGAACACCCCGCGCAGCAGCCAAACCGCCCATCAGCAATACCGCCAAGCGGTGATTATGCTGGCACGCGCGGGGCTGGGCGCGGCAGAGGTGCGCGCCATGTGCCACGCCGAGCTAACGGCATGGCTGCAAGACTTGCTTGCCAGCATGGGCATTCACAGCCCCACAGGCGGCGAAGTGATTGTGTCGCGGCGGCTGCCAAAACCTAGCGCGTAAGCCTTTGGGCGCACGGGGCGAAGCCTTTACCATCTATCCCTATCTAGCCTTTAAACGATAATTAACCATGAGTTAATTTAAGTTTAAAGGCTATTTTTTATGGCAAATGGCAATATGAATTTGTCGTTGACCCTATCGGCGCGGGATAACGGCGCACGCGATTTGTTGCGCCGTGTTCATCAAGAAATTTCCCGCAATGACAGCTTGCGCCGCCGTTTGGTGCATGTGGACGGGCGTATGGCGCAACTGGGCATCCGCAGCGAGCGGCAGATACGCATGGAGATTTTGCAGACCCAAGCCGCCTATAACCGCCTTGCCCGCAGCGGACGGGCATCACACAACGATTTGGCGCGCGCAGCAACGGCTACGCGCAACCGCATCCGCGAGCTGAACGATGAGCTGCGGCAGGGCGCGGGCGGTTGGCGCAGCCGAATGGGCGCACTTGGGCGCGGGGCGGCAACGGTGGCGGCGGGCAGCGCGGCGGCTTATGCGGCGGTGCGCCCCGAAGTGGAGCGCTATAAGGCTTTGGATATGCGCCTGCGCGAGGTTACTTGGGCGGCGCACGGCGAAACGCGCGGCGCGGACACGGCTTGGCTACAACGCGAGGGCATGGCGCAAACCAAAGCCCTTGCGCTGGCATTGGTGCAGCAAAACGGTGGCAGCAGTGATTTGGCGTTGGATACCATGGCAGGGATGCTTGCCAACGGCATGAGCTGGGCGGATGTGCAAAAAAACGCAGCGGCAACGCACGCGATGGCACGCGCGGCAGGCGAAAACGGGCAATACGATGGCGCAGCCGCCGCCAAGCTGGCGAAAACCTTTGCTGATAACGGGCTGGATGTGGCTCGCGCTTCGCAAATGGCGGCGCAATCGGGCATGCAGGGTACGTTTGAGATTGCCAATATGGTGCGCGATTTGCCATCGCTGCTGCCCGATGCTAAGGCTGCGGGGTTTAGCGGCGAGGCGGGGCTGGGGTTTTTTCTGTTGGCGGGGGGAAACGGGGCCACACAAGGGGGTGGCGCCCGCCCA